AGAGTGTTTACTGAACCCGAGAGAGTGTTTACTGAACCCGAGAGAGTGTTTACTGAACCCGAGAGAGTGTTTACTGAACCCGAGAGAGTGTTTACTGAACCCGAGAGAGTGTTTACTGAACCCGAGAGACTGTACACAGCACCCGAGAGAGTCTGCAACTCGGCGGAAACATTGCTGATCTGTGTGTAGGTATAACTTGACAGAGTGTTTACTGAACCTGAGAGATTGTAGGTGTACGCTGACAAATTGCTTACCTGGGTATAGGTATACGTCGACAGATTATTAAACTGCGCTTGTGTTACACCACCGCCACCAGAATACACATACGTAGACAGATTCTGTAGCTGAGAAGAAACATTGCTTACAGCACTCGATACATTGCTTATCTGGGTATAGGTATAGGTGGATAGATTAATAAATTGCTCTTGTGTTACATCACCGCCACTTATTGTTACATTAAGTGCATACAGATTTCCACCGATGTGCGCATCGGCGGCAAGGTATAAATTTCCCCCAACCGTCGCATAGCTTCCAACACTAAGGTTGTTCAGAACCGTAACGTTGGCAGTGTTGAAGGTTGACATTATATTATTTAGTACATACGATTATATATTGATATTCGAACCCCGCGGGAGTCATGTCCACCATCTCGTGTCGTGTAAAACCACTCGACTGGAGTATGTCCAGCATGGTGGACACACTCGGCATCCACAGTCGATGCCGATGCTCACGATATTTCACCCCATTATTCTTAGCCGGATCCTTATACTCAATAACTTCTTCAAACGTACCATCCTCCGACGCCTTGTCCTTCACAAATCGACTACGGTACACAAACGAATCAAACGCCACCTCCGAATCGATAATCCGCTCTTTTGAATACTTTTGCAGTGAAAACATCATGAATGGCGAGGCTGCATCCAAGATAGGATCAAACTTATTCGGATCCACAAGATGTATCACGAGTACTCCACCCGGTTTTAGCCAAGTGTAGATATTGTCGAGAACCAGCTTGGGATTTCGAAACTGATATATAGAAAAATACATCATCATCGCATGTGAAAAAGACTTGGGTGGAAACACCTCGTTCCGAGTTACATCTCCACGGTAAAATCGTGCCCTCGGACAACGACGTCTCGCTTTCTTCAACATAGCTTCCGACGTATCGATTCCCACAACATCCACAGTTGTGGGACATAACCAATCGGAATGCGGCGACGTTCCACAGCATATGTCAAGTATCTTGGTCTCGGTCACCGGAAACCCCGACAGAGCATGTTCCTCAATGACAGTCTTTTCAAAGGATATCCGCTCAGGAGTACTGAATAACGTATCGTATATCGACGCATAGGTGGTATCGTAAATCTCGTCACTATCTTCATATGCGATCGTGACGTCGTCAGTCTCTTTATTGTCAAAGAACTCTTTATTGAGTGTCGACATGTGGGAGACCAACATCAACAAAAGTATAAGCAAGACAAAAATCCAGTACACCATCTCTTGTACCTATGTAAGAAATGTGGAAGTCCTTTCCAATCCAAACGTCATCCACTCCCAAAGGCGAAGAATGTTCTCGGATGGTAGACAACTTTTCGTATATTCGTGATCCCGACGTTGAAGTGTCGACATGGAAAGATGCCCCCGGCAATGTAAAACAATGGTGTCTCTCGTTGTGGAAAGATACATTTGGAACTCTTCGACCCCCGGTACAGGACGACGACATGCTCGGATGGATACCCGCAAAGGCAACCATCACAGCATCCTACGGACAGTGGATTGGAGAGACTCGGTCTCGACGAGTTGTATACATAAATCATCTATTTGTGGATTCTCTGTGTCGTGGCGAAGGAATTGCATCCAAACTTATCCATTCGATTGCCAATGAAGCATGTACACGCTGGGGGAAATCCCAATCGTTTCTGTTTGAAGTGGAACACATACCTCCAAGTCTCCTCGCGATCGGGGCAACTCCACTGTGTCGATACAACTATGTCTGGATACCGTTTCACTCCTCGAATACCCCGGCGTGGACACCGTCGAAACTCTCACTCAAGTCTGAAAAAGGGTTTCACGGGAAATATCCCGGCTGGTTATCATATTCCAACCAATCCGATACCATCGTATTCGATTCGTGTGGAGATATCGTATGGTACACCAATTTCTCAACGCTCTCCACCTTTGATGGGTTTCTATCCAATGGTTCTTACTGTCGCGTGTTTCATCCACTCGGGTCGTTTGCAGTCTTTGCCCAAAACATGTATTTTGAACCGTCGGCCTTTACACATTATTTGTTAAGCTGACGCCAACGTTGGTCTCGGAACTGTTCGTGGAGTAGGAGAGAGCATAACCTTGTACTGTCCGGACGGGGTTGGTTCGATACTCAATTGCGACACTGCAGAAGCTCCCGTGGACATCCACGATCCGAGGTATTTGGTCTTCGTGACCAACAGATACAGAATTACCACTACCATAACTCCAAGTACGATATCCATAATGATTGAAAATGACGACGGATACCCGGCAAAATATCCTACAAGCAGGGGTACATCCTGAGTTGGTGGGGATGTGGCCGTATACGATGGGGATGTCAACTCCACAAGACGATCCCACACTCCTTTTTTCTGTTCTTCCGAGCTCAATAGTTTCTCTAGAAACGAGGATTGGGTTGCTACTCCGTGTCGTAGAGTATCCTGTTTGTCACGAATACCGGCGATGCTATCGGTATATCCCTGTTGAACCGCAGATTCGGATAGAAGTGAGGTATATGTGTCGCGGTACTGATCGAGTACTGGATCGATCTTCTCGGACGATATACGTTTCTTTTCCTGTGAAAACCATGCTGGACCTTTTGTCAAGAAATAATACCTTGCTCGAGCCGCTTCAAAGGTATCGGGGTCGGATTCTTTGTTTCGAGCGGCATCTTGAAATGCCTTGAACGCCCTGGCCTTCTGTTCTTCTTTTTGTTGTGCGTCCATTATGTTGTACGAGAGAAGTAGATTGCGAGACCGAATCCTGCCGCAAGAATCACAAACGCCGATCCCATCGTTGCCCACGTGGGTAACAGCCACCCTGCCACCAAATAAATCAGTACAACCGAGCACAGCGCTACCAAGAGGATCGTTAAGGGTATCAATCGACTTGCATATGCGCTGTCCACTCGTTGAGCATATCCGATTTTTCGTTTCAGCAATTCAATCTCTTGATTCGAGGAAGACGTGTCTCCCATGGCTCCCAGAGCATTTTTCACTGCCGAGTATGCTTCCTCTTTGGCCATGTGGGACGCCACTTGGGCGGTCTGTACCTGGAGTGCATTTCCTAAGGAGTTGAAATCATTGTCTCGTTGGGTGTCGAATTCGGTGACGGTGTTTAAGATTGTGGACGAATCGGGAGCATCTAGTCTAGAAAACAGGTTTCCATTGGTTCCAGAGGAAGCGGTGGCCATCCATACATTTTTTGTGGAAGGGTTCACGGAAATACTGCCCTTGGTTGGAAGTGGGACGTACCCTTGAGAGTCGATGGTAGAGCAGGATGTCTGATCACATCGATATAGTTTGGATGAGTCTGCACCGTATACAACAGTGTTGTCGGCTTCGGCGGCGAGAGAGTCGATGGCTAGACCGTCGAGAGAATGGACAGGTGTCCAACCGGATTGTGCGGTTTCATCTGTGCGAACAATACCAAGTTCCCCGGGTGTTGTAGCGTATACGGAGGATGCGCCACCGCTGACGAGCATGTGGGTATCGGGGTCTTGAACTTTCCAGTTCCCGGTGGTGCACGGTTTCCCGCAAAACGCGGTCTTGGAGTCTCCACTCGCCCATAGATATCCGTTGGTCACGGCAAGAGAGGTGGCCGCAAAGGGTACTTCGGTCATGGACCATTCTCCGGATCCGTCGACGGGGGCTCGTGAGAGGTATGTATTTCCGGAAGAAGTGTATAGAATGTACACCTCGGTGGAATCGGTCACAATATCCAGCATAGTGGCGGGGGCAGTGTCGAGTACCGTTTTCCATCCTCCATCGGTACATGGCTCACGACAGGAATAAATGGTTCCAGCACGGGTATAGCCCCAGATGTATCCACTGGCGGAGGTAGATACTTTCACAAGTGTACCCGGAGGATTGATCCAGAGACCGAACCCGGCGAGTTGTTTTTGGAGATATCCGAGGACTCCGGTTGTACTTCCGGTAAAGCTCTTCAGGAGTTGATCTCCGTTCATTATTTTTAACGTCTAGAAGAAGATAATGAGTGCAAATCTGTTTGAGAAGACTCGCAAGGTGGATCTCGACAAAGCTACGGCAGCGTATCAAGATGCCAAAGGAAATTATCAGAGACTTGTACGTCAGGCGATCGCAGAACCGGATGCCACCAAACGTCAGGACATACTGAACGCAATTCAGTCGGAAAATGCGAGACTTACCACGGTTGTGAACGGTCTGGCATCCGAGTGGAAACAATACAATACGGAGAATGAGGAAGATTCGCCCATCGATTTGGACGAGGAGGTATCGAAATTCAAAGAGGATTTGGAAATGTTGCGTCACAACCGAGATGAAGTGTCCAAGCTGAACATACTCTACAATACGCTCACCCATGGGAATGCCACATCCAAGACGACCTATTATGGCTATATTGTAGCCGTGCTTATTCTGCTGGTGATTGTGTTTGTGTTATTTATCATTTCGTACATGTCGACTGGGATCTCGTCCGGGATTTCGAACGCAGTGGAAGCCATCACTCCTGAAGAGATGCCACCCATTATGTAGAGATGTTCCCGAACGACGATAGAGTTGGTGTGATATATCCCACATAGACGAGTAGTGGAAATAACACTAAAAAAACACCGATACGCAGCAAGATTGCGTAGCCTACCGAGAGATCGATATACGGTGGAGTTACGATAGGATTTTCTGTCCAGGCATTGTATCGTTCTTTGGATGCAACATATTCGTCGTGAATATCTTGGGCATTTTGAATTCGTTGTTGAGCATCCTCTATCGTGTCCGAGAGGTCTTGATTCCCTTTCGCATACGAGGCTGCAAAATGATTCATGGCCTTTTTATCCGAGTCTACTTGGGTTTGTTTGGTTTGGACAGCATCTTCAATTGCGGTCATGACCTTGTCGGCTGCGGTCTTGAACTGGGTGTCTCCGGTCGAGACAAACTGTATATATTGTGTCTTGTACTCGTTCAAGAGTTTGTTGAACTCCTCCATTATGAGACACGAAGATTAAAGAGTTACGTCTGCGACACAGAAGCGATAGTACGGGGTTCCACCGGCAGTCTCACTACGACGCATGACCTCCACGATATCTCCGGGTATCGCACCAATCCACAGAGCCATCGGATCCTGTGAATCGATGAGTGGCATCTGAGTTGCGGGGGTCTGGATGTGAAACTTTTCTTGAAATGTCTTCTTTTCGTCCGTGGACAGGATGCGATGAGAGGGGACCTTCCGATGGGTTGTAATGTCAAACTGAAGCTGACCAATGTGGAACAACTGAATCTTGTCACTGTACTGACGCAGAAGGCTACGCACCGTCTCGGATGGTTTCACCGGGACTACGACAATCGACAGAGTCCCACCGTTTGCATCCATGATGGAGACGATCGACCGAATGTCCTTCTCCGAGGAGATTCGAGATCGATTCATGATAAAGACCAAGACGTTGGAAATCTTGTGAATCGTAGCCTGAAATTCGCTCTCGATATCCTCCACAACATCGGACGGAATACCTCGCTGCCGGAGCATAATTTGGATGACGTCTAGAGTGCTCATTGTTGTATGTTCAATAGTTTTGAACTTCGTAATCCATTTTATCATACATTAACATAATGCGTGACTACGTGGTCTATAGTATCCTCGCCCTTGCGGTGCTCGTCAGTTGGTGGATCGTCACTCGGAAAGAAAAATTTGGGGTTCCCGAGTTACTTGACCGCACTATGCAAAGTCGAACGTCAGAGTTGTGGGGTTCTTCTTATGCACAGAAGACGAATCATCTTCGGTCACCGGATTCGCAGCGACCTCCGGAAGGGGAACCGACGGGGCATCGGGTGGGGTCGTGGGAGGCTCACACTGGATTGTCTCGATAACTTTCTCGGGTTTGATTGGCACGGTTCCGTGGGTTCGGTGGTGGATCACCTCGTCCCAGAATTCGGTGAGATCCGGAAGATACGTCTCTAGCCAGTGAGGATCTTTAGGCACTGCTTCGAGTCTCGAGTTCTGTAGTTCCCAGTGCACAACTCGATATTCGTCATCCTTCTCTTTGAGAGATGCCATCCACGTCGGTAGGGTGTCAAAGTCGTACGAAATCTCTCCAGAATCATAGATTGCAAAGCGACCCTTATAGGGTGCGTTACTCTTGTTCCACTCGGATCGTGGAACTGTTACGAATTTCATTTCCGCATAATCGCATTCATGGATCCTGGTGCACTCCATCTGTAATTGCATTTGATGATAGTATTCGTACGGAATGGGAAGAGAGGGATCGACCTTGCGACTGATTGGGCATTTGAATTCCACCAGTTTTCCCCAGCGTGGATCGTCTTTGGAAGGTGGACGGTATATGCCATCGGGAGATGCGCCGAGGAACGGAACGGTTGGATGTACCACGCAAGTTGTATCCACAATGTCCCCGCCACCATTCATTCTGCAGTAGATGCGTTTGGCAATTGGTTCAAACTGGTTTCCCCATGCACAGGCTGCGTTAGTGGAAGATCCGTCGCCCGGTTTTGCCCCTTCAATCTTCCGGAGCAAGAGTTCAAGACGAGCAGCAGGGGTTGCTTTTCGGAATGCTTTGGTCACTTCGGATGCGGTGATCATAGTGGAGCGTTTCGTATGCCATTGCGTTGTCCGTTGGTCGTTGATACCATATTTCTCAAGAAGGTTCCGAACAATAGTTTCACGAGACATATGTAGTTATTGTACACATGCGAGACTCTCCTATCCGATTTACTCGGTGTAGTACAAGGTAATGTACAATGACAGAAGAGATAACGACACAAGAACAGTGGGTTCTTCATCGTCTTCGCCAGTTTTATGCCGTGGGTGATCGACTCAAGACTCTTCGGGACATTCTGGAAGGAAAGACCAATATTTCACTACGGATACTGGATTGGTATGTGACCAATTTCGCCAAGAAGAACAATATTTCGTACATTACGAAAGAGGGAAAGCATGTGATTGTGTATTTTGCGTACAAATCTCATCTGAAAGCATACTCAAAAAAGATGTTTGATCCATTCTGTCGGTGGGAACGTATCGATTTCGAGGGAATTTCCACTACCGTTGGACAGTTAAACTTTTTTGCGTGGGTTATGGAAGATGGGATTCTGGACTATATGGCGGATCATCGTGACGAGATTCATGCCGATATGGAAGCTCGGATGGGTGGGTCGTCAAAAGGAGCGAAACCGGAAGGAACTCGAAAGAAACGTCACGAGTTGTCGCATTCGGCGACCAAGAGTCTGAAACGCCATGACATTCCCGTGACGGTTTCGTTCACGTAGAAACCGAATGTAATTTCGTGGGGTTCGAAGATAATGCTGTCGGTACTTCAGCCGAACAAAGTGTATCCGATTGTGGAAGATATTTGCGAACATGATTTGAATCAGGATGTGGACGAATACAATTACGATGGTCGAACCGTGTTTCGTGGAAATAAAGATCCAGTGTATTCCACGAACACGGTGGATGTCTATTGGTTGTATGAGGATGTACGTCGGGTTGGTTTGGTGGAGCACTCGGTCGATACTCACGTATGTCTGTGGTTTGGTGACAACCCGTTCTCATCTCTTCTTCAGGAAGATTGGACGGCACAGGACAAGACGATATGGTCACTCATGTCCAATGAAGCCTATGAAGATTGTATGAAATATGGGTGGACCACTATGGATCAGATTCGGTCCAGGACGAAACTCGTTCTCGTCACTCCGAAGGATATAGAGACCAATACGGTTCCGGCGTCACTGAATCCGTGTTCGACTCTGTTTGTGGATGAGGATGGGGTGGTGTATACTCCACCAACGAATACAATCCTATTTCACGGAATGCGGAATATAGGTACAGGAGAAGAATAATGCAGTTTGAAATTACCGTGTTTGCATCGCTATTTCACGATTATGAAACGATTCGAGCGTCTTCGGAGACATTGGTGACAAAATTTGCAGAGTGTGTGGATCGTTATCTCCGAAATGTACAACCGGTTCTTTGGAAGGAAGGGGCTTATTTTATGCAGCTCCATGATGTCTCTATGACCAAAAACATTATGATTACAGGGTTACTTACCGAAGAGTTACGAGCGGACATCCGAAAAACGGTTTCGAGTCGATAGAATGTAGGGAACCGTGTATACGGCGAGACATCCGGTGAATATCGAGACCGACATGGGTAATTGAGTTAGGAAGGAAGTAAGACATGCGGAGGAAATCATCATCAGACTATCGACGGGGAGAATGACCCCTCGACCTGTTTTTGCATAGACCTTAAATAGATCGATCATAGTATTGTGACCGGTTGGGAGTGGGTGGATCACTGCAAAATAAAAGAACAGGTCGTGGAGTATCTGCATCGTCACCAAGAGCAGGAGAAATACCCAAAAGTTGAACCCGAAACGGGGTGTGACAAAGGTAGTATACAGGAATCGCGTCACCAAAAAGACGAGAGCAATGCTGAATACATCCGAGAGAACGGCATTGATTCCAAACTGATTGTACCAATCATTGATTGGCTTTCCCGTGAGATCTGGAAAGTATTTGACGACAAAAAGTACAACTACATCTACAACAAGAATCGATACAAGCAACCGGAACATTATCTTCTATAGTGGAATGTTTATACGGAAGGAGAGACCTGGACAACGGTGACCTGTTTTAATGAACAGTAAAAAACAGACCATACCAGACTTTTTACGATTGTATATATTTTGTTGTTCTCGTGTTTCAATGTTTATGCGACCTTGCGGCGACGAGCCTTGGTCGTGGCCTCTGTCGCAGGTGCAGTCTTGGGTACCAGCGGCGCTGCCTCTGCTACCTCTGGGACATCCTCCTCAGAGGTCTTCTCGACAGGAGTCTCTGCGATACCTACCGCCTCCTCCGCGTCCTCATCGTCTGCCTCGTCATCTGCTTCCTCGGCGTCGTCGACATCTCGCTTGAAGAAGTCCCGTGCAGATGCCTTCTTGCGTTGGAAGACCTGAGCATACGACGGCTTCCACGTCACACCAAACGACTGACCGACTAGATAGATCGTGGCCTGGAGCACCAGCTTGGCCGATGATCCCTTGGTAAATACCTCTGGAAGGGTCTCGGTCGTGAGCGCCACATCGTTATCATCCGCATCGATGGCCTCCATCGCTACCTTTCCATCGTAGACTGGAAGCTTCATCCGAAGACTGGGTGGATATTTGCCGTTAGGTACGTAGCCACTGTCGGTCTTGTCGACGCTGACGGATACAAACTTGTTGAAACTGTCACGGATGCTCTCCTCGCCGCGCTTCTTTCCAAACCATGAAGGAGACTTCTCGACTGCAGCCTGGATGACGCGCTCCTGCAGATCTCGCATGAAATTGTAGAGCTTGGCCGTCTCGGACGGATCCTCGGATGGATCGACGCCATACGGGTCACCGCCATTCATCGATGCCGAGAGGTTGTACGAGACGCTGACGCTACCGTCCTTGTTGGGATTCTCCTTGATCTGAACTCCGCCCGGGAATACGACCTTGGGGATACGAAACTGAACGTTCTGCTTGTTGTACTTGAGTCCAATGGATACGCCACCATTCTTGTTGCGCTTCGGCTCGGCAAAGTCAATATCGTTTGCGTTAATCTTCGTCACGTTAATTACTGCGGGGGATGCCATATTGTCTGTTGAGTTCGGGTGTGCTATCTGGTTTGTCGAGATGTCGACGGATCCGTTTTTCCCTCATAGAATTAGTTTGGTCAACTAATAATGCAGTGTTTGTCTTGTAAGAACAAGACCTCGATAGAACGCTGTAGTAATACAGCTCTTCGGAGTTTTCTGTATTGTGGGAATCACCTCCGATCGAAAACAATACGTAACTGGTTGACATTTCATCCGAAGGTGGAGTCTGGTCTTTACAAGCTGCAGAGTATGTGGAGAGGGTATTATGTGAGACATCGTATTCGGTTGGCGGGAGCGGGGGTATTACGGCGGTCTCTTTGTCACAACGAAGACGAGATGGTGACGATGGATCCCAAGGATCGGGTACATCCGTTTGACTATTTTGCGGTGGAGCAGGATGGGAAAGTATGGTGGTTTGATCAGCGATCGATGATTGAATGGTCGGAGAAAGCGGATACTATCACAAATCCGTACACGCGTCAAATATTGAGTCCAACCGATGTGGGTCGATTGCGTCAACTGTATTGTATTCGAAAGAAATTTGGAGACGCGCTCATCCACACTACGGATGCTGCGAGTCCGACGGCGGCGGAATTACGGGATATCCGTTGGCGAAAGGTTGGGCACATATTGTATGAATGTGGGTTTGGAGATATCGTGACTCCGACGTTTTTGTCGTCACTGACATTTTCGGAATTGCGCCGGATATTGAGGTCGTTGATTACGGATATGCGATGGTGGATGTATGAAAAAGTTGGAGAGAAGGATCCGATTCAATTGATGGCGAAACGAGCCAAGTACTATACGTGGATGCGATCATTGGCAGGGGTTACGTACACGTATGCGGAAACGGGGACACATCACCTCGCAAAGGATGTCTCGGCGCTGTTGTTGGCATGTATGAACGATATTCGGAATCCGAGTGAGTTGTGTTTTTTTCTTGTGAAAGGGATTTCCGGTTTGTGACCCATTTACGGTAAGGTGGATACATCTATATATAACCGCGTTAGAAATGCCTTCCGTAGCTTCTCACTCTAATGCAAACACGATGTCCGCTGATTCCAAGTCCAAAAAGGTGTCTACTGCAAAGAAGGTCGAGGTCGCCGCCCCGGTGGTTGTTGCAACCCCGGCCGTTGCTCCGGTTGCGGAGGACAAGAAGCCTCGTGGTCGTAAACCCGCCGCCAAGACGGAGCTGACGGTTCCGGTGGTCGCATCGGCGGCTGCACCGGTCGTTGCAGCGGTGGCCGTTCCTGCAGCGGATGCTGCTCCGGCGACGGAGGCGGCTGCAGTGGTGCCCCCGACGATTTTGGCGGTTGCGGATCGTCTGCGTGAGCTGCAGGTACGTGTGACTGCTGAGCTGAAGGAGCTGGTGAAGGAGGCACTGTGGTCTGCGAAGGCGGCTGCACGTGAGGTGAAGGATGCGCGTAAGAAGCGCAAGGTCAAGAAGGATGTGGCGGATATGACGCCAGAGGAGATTGCGGCGCGTGAGGCTCGTCGTGCCAACAATGCGTTCCTGAAGCCGCGTCTGATCTCTCCGGAGCTGTGCGCGTTCATGGGTATCGAGGCGGGGTCGTCTCGGTCTCAGACGGATGTGACCAAGCATGTGGCGGCGTATGTGAAGGGCAACTCGTGCTTTGACCCGGCGAACAAGCGTCGTATCATCCCGGACAGCAACCTGTCCAAGCTGCTGAAGGTCACGGACAAGGATACGGTCACGTACCTGAACCTGCAGAGCTACCTGAAGGCGCACTTTGTCAAGACGGCGTAGACTGCGTAGACAGTGTAAATTAAGTTAGGGCTTTTTTTCGGTATACTCATAAATGGCTGTGCCGTACGTCATCAATCTGGATAAAAGTCCCGACCGATGGAGTGCAATTCAAGAGACATGGAAGGGAGTATTTCCAATACAGAGGATTTCTGCGGTGGAACGATCTCCGGGTTGGATTGGCTGTGGGCTTTCTCATGTGAAGGCTGTCAAAGAGGCCAAAGAACGGAATGACAAGTGGGTTCTTGTGTGGGAAGACGATTGCGTTCCTCGGAAACGAAATGGTGAGCCGATGAATGTCCGAGTCGTTCAGAAGTTATGGAATGATGTTCTTCAGGCTCTGGAAACGCGTATGGGAGAGTGGGACATTATGCTGGGTGCTACATCGCGGATTATAGGGGCTCCCATTCACAAAAAATGGACGAACGACGTCGGAGTTCAGATATTCTCCCTTCCCAAGGGATTCACTGCGCATTGGATTCTGTATAACCAATCGATATACGATAAGATCATCGCATGGGAGACAACCCTAGCGAGTCCAATCGACGTGTACATGTACGATGTGGCTCGTGTCTTTGTTCCACTACCGTTTTTAGCGGAACAGCGACCGTGTTATAGTTTTATAGAAGGCGGTGAACGAAATTACGAAGAGTGGTTCAATAGCGCAGAAAAGGCATTACAAACATTCTTAACTCCTGGAGAATTGTCGATACGACAGCCCTCGATCGATACTCGGTTTTCAGTGACAAATCTGCCAAAACCTCAAGGTAAAACGGTTACACATCTATTTTCATAATTCCGGGAAAGTATAATCCTTCTGTATACAACTCGGTATCGTTGAACCATTTTGAGGGCATACAGATTGGTCGGTGAGTATTCATATACGCTCCCCACCAGGAGAAACTGGAATTCGCACATATCGCACCTTTTTCGCATTTAGACATGAGATAGAGAGAGTTAATCTCATTCTCGTCCACAACAGTGTACTCGATGTCCGATAACCAAGAATGAGTCTTCAAAAACTCGACGTCATTCGTGAAAATATAGTAATGAGGCGCACGTAGAATCTCGATTGCGCGAGGATAGTATTTTGAAAAATCAATAAAGTGAACCGGGTTCTGAATATAATCGCCTCCACGAACGTGTATATACGCACTTTCATGCAGACGAGGATATCGTTGTACTACGGATGTGTCGAACGAAAACATGTCAAGTATTTCTGATTTGTACGGATCAATGTACATGTGATTCTGGAAATACCCACAGATTAGATTCACTCCCGGTTTCGGGTTCATGTTGAGAGGATGTAGTTTGTATTCGTGATGAACATATGCAGGTTTTACATTATGGTGAAACCGTTTCCATTTGGAGAGGAATGTCTCAAATAAGTCTGTCTTTGGATTGTGGGGACTTCGGTACTCGTGTTGAGCTATCATAAACTTGCAGCCAACTGATTTCGATATGCCGTAGATACTTGCTAATTGAAACATTACATTGCATAACCCACCGGTCATATTCGGAACAAGCGCGACACCGGTCATTGTATGACGTATAGAACAGAGTTTAAATGCGAGAGCCCGGTTAATATTTGTTTCCAGGCATGTATACTCTTGAGCAGTTCTCCAGTTCTTCTGAATGACGGGAAGTAAATCTTCATAATTGGGTAGATTCTTTCCTTTGAGTATTAGTTCATCGACATTTGTTGTTTCCAGGATGATCCATCCGGTCGTATCAAACCATTTAGATATATTTGGACACCCGTAGTAAATAGGTATAGTCTTTGTAACCAAACAATCAATCAATTTCTCCGAAAAATAATTATTCTGTCGTGAATTTTCAATGACGAGTGCAAAATGGTAGTCTAAGAATAGTTCAGCTTTGTCATTTCCCAATATAGGGTTTTGTCCGGTTTGAATCTCGGGTAAGAGATCCCCTGCCGAAGATCGAAACCACGTAATCGGAAGTGGAATATTACACTGAGAATCATATAAGAATTTCCTGAACGTATGTGCAGGGCTGATCTCTTTACTTCCAGTGATACTGGATATTATAGGTTTTTTTCGCGACGTGTCTATGTTCATATAGATTTCTGGTTTTATCCAGCATGTACCGTACACGTAAAAAACTGAATTAGGCAGATCAAGTAGATCTTCATCATACGTTAATAGATAGGTAAAATTTTTCGCATTTTCACGGAATTGCTGGTATATACCGAATGCATTGAGTATCACTCGTGGTTCGCATTGGATCTGAATATATTTATAGTGTATATCACGCGGTATACAAGGTTGATCCATAGAGTAAACTACATTTTCAGTTGTGAATGTCAATTTATCGGGATTGATATACGGAGTCGTTGAATAATTTGGCATTGTGTTTGCATGAATATAGTTTATTCGCGTAAATACCAATGGTACGAAATATAGTCGTAATCACCGTCAACTTGTAAGGAGTTTGTATTCGTCCAATGTAAGCGACGTATAACTATCTCTGACGAATGCTTCATGAGTATATAATTAAAATACAGCTCGTACTCGGACGCCCCCGAACCACGTACGTCGGTTACATTCTTTAGAAAAACTTTGTAGAACGGCTGTTTGTGAATATTCTCCACGGTATCAAATATTTTGCGTAAAATTTTTGTCTCAAACATCATGTGATGACATATCCCGGATACGTTCGTTTGTTTTTGAAAATCTCTACACATCAACTTCATATGAGTAAAGTATGGAAGATGATATTCAGAACCGTAGTTGTATAAACATTTTCCGTCTTTAAGAAACGTTGTTGGTTTCAAAAAGAAGGTATCACTATCCAACACCAAATATGTGTCAAGTATATCGGGTATAACAAACCCCGCGTACAACTTCAACAGTTGCTGAAGATACCACCCATTCCTATCGAGGGTACCATGATATAACCTCACTGTATCCATAGTGAATGGAAATACACTTTCGGGGACGACAATACATCCCTCCGCAGAAAATGATTCATCATAATGAATGATATAAATATTTCGGTATCCGATTATGTTTTTCTTAGTGTAGTTTAGTTGTTGAATAACGATGTCTCTATCCTTTGGACCAACAGGAATAACGATATCAAACATTTATATATACTTGCCACTACTTGTGTAAAGTATCCTTTACGAGGCAAAAATATCCATAAAACATCATCCGTGAGAACGATCAATATTCATGACGGGTATCAATACGTTCGCAAACCAAAAGTTCAAGTAGAACATAGTTTTTTCCACTTTTACTTGTTCAATACATATCGAACCATTACGGTGGATATGCCATTTACTCCCGTATCAGTAGAGTCTGGCGACCTTCCGTAATCAACTGAAATCCGTCCTCGAATAGTTTTGGAATCACAGCCCTACCCTTTCCTTTGTTGCCAATATCTGTATCATCGATTAAGATCAGGCATCGTCTCGAAAGCTTGTCTTTACAGATAAGATACGCATCTAGATGTGCTTCTGCATACTCTGTTCCCTCGATAACATCCCATGCGTCAAGAAACAGTAGATCAATCTTCTTATCAAAAGACTTCAGAAATGCATAGGCGTCTGATGTAATTGCATGAACTCCATTCAGACGAGAATCATTCTCAATAATTCTTTTCGAGTTAGGATTTATATCCACTGTATAAATATCTGCAGAAGTGTACTCCTTCCAAAAATAGGTTGAATGCCCATCGTTACAACATACTGGATTCGACTCAAGAATAGTGTGGTTCATATGTTGACGAATAGACCCCACTTCAACAATAACCTTGGCATCTGTATGCGTAGCAAGTAACCTTGCTGTATACAGCAAATACTCCCTTGGTTTTCCTCGAACATACGTTTGTTCGCTTACAGATAGATCGATTTTGGAGAATATCGGATCATTCTGAAAAAACTTTGGTACTGGCATTGTATACATACAAACGGTATACTTAAATTGCTTTTTTATAAATGACATCTTCAAACGTATACCTGGGATTCAACGTATTCACTACCGAAAATCCATGATCTGTAATATATTTATTTAATTCTGGAAATAACGCTTGACCGGTATACATTTCTGTATGAGTTGCTTCCGTATGTATATATTGAACTTTTTCAATACAACATCCAAGACCTTTCAACGCAAGTAACTCTGCACCTTGCAAATCCATCCAAAGAATATCCACTGCGGGTATACCATACGTAGACATAATCGTATCCAACCTATGACAATTTGTTGTGATTTCATCTTGAACATAATGCTCAGCTTTGTAAGTTCCATTGCTTTTGAATAAAGACGATGCACCGGGATTCCCGTCTTTCCACGTTGTGATAGTTTTCTGCTGATTAATTGGATAAAAAGTTATGGTACCATCATAATCACATACCGCCCCTTCCACTAATGTAATTCTATCTTTGTATGGCAGAATATTCTTTCGACAGATCGGTAACGTATTTGGATTGCATTCAAACGCAAAAATTTTTGCATTAGGAAAGTGTTTATAGAACTCGATACTCTGTTCACAATCTCGTGAACCAATATCAAATATTATATATGGGGCCATCTTGTCTCCAATATATGATACGTATTCTTCAATCATTTATCATATTCGATGTTTAAACTTGTAGATATTTACCGAGGTTACTTGGTAAATATTATGTTGGGTTCGTAAATCAAACTTGAGAATCGTCAGAAGGACGAAGATAGCTGAACTGAGTATAATACTCTTCAAGCTTTCTCTTGGCCAATTCTAATTTCTCTGTGAGTGGAACCACTTTAGAGGAAGTAGTTTTCCATGCAATCTTCTCCGTTTTCAAATCTATACCAAACCGATCACCATGAGCACCGGACGCTTTGATATACCAGATATGCTTCGGAATATCTTCATGTGTCAGTCCACATCCTTCCGGGAGCTCACACTTTCGAGCCCGACGCTTCTGATTCAAATTCTGTTTTGTTTGCGTCACCAGTCGAAGGTTATCTTTTCGATTGTCTAGACCGTTACGATTTATATGATCGATACTCTCTTTGGCTCCTTTTCCAGGAAAGAAGAGACGGTTCATCACAAAGTTGTGGAGGTACATTACTTTGCGACCCCGATCTGTGGTTATTCCACATGCTATATATGCACATCCGCTGTGTGCATACCATTGCCTACAATTCACTTTTTCTTCATCTTCTTTATCGATTATAAAATCGATGTCACTCCCCTTGTACGTAACTGTACCAATTACACATAGTGTACCGTCGATCATCTCGTCACGATAGCGGTTTGGAATCGCAGGTCGACCAGCTCGTTTCGTAATCTCACCCTCAATAAGCGACATTGTTGTGTCAGCCGTTGAAGCAGCTATATCGCGATCCATTTTTTATGAATATAAATATACAACCACCACGTAAATGGGTGGATAAAAATATAACCTGAGTAAGTTGCTAATTTGAGTATGCTAACCCACCCATGCCGGACATCACACGCAGGACGTTGTAGTTCACCGCATAGATGCGCACCTTGGCAGTGTTCTGGGACTTGACAGTGTTGACGGACAGCGTCAGGTTCAGCGTCGCCTTGTCGATACGGGAGAAGTTGCACGTGCCAGACGGCTGGTGCTCCTCCGGCTTCAGGGCAAACGAATACACGTTGATACCCGTCGACGGCGTACGAGAGTGGTGCTGCCACGGCTGCACCTTGTCGAAATACGGACCCTCACGCTCATCGAACCGGTCCTGGCCGTTGAGCTGTACCTTCGCAACCTCCACGGGGTTCTTGCCCTCGCACTTGACACCCGATGCCAGGATGACCTTGGCCAGGAGGTAGTTGGTCGTACCCTCGAAGATCCGATCGTCATCGAGGTAGTCGGCCGGAGTGGTGTAGATACCCGAGCCCGTGGACAGACCCGCACCAGAGGCCTGACCCAGACCCGCGACATACGGTGCCGAGATAGTACCACCGGTTGCCGCACCTGCACCACCTGCCAAGCTGGTAAATGGCAGACCACCGTTGCTACCATCACCGTTCGTCGCCAAGGCACCACGCGACAGGACATTGGTCACGATACCATCCGTGGTCCAGTCATCCGAATAGTTGAACGGCTGCTGTCCCGCCGCCTCCGCGATCCAGGGCGTAGGAGGAGAGTTGCAGTCCACGAACGAATCGCGCTGCACAACCCAGACCAGCTCCTTGACCGGGTGGTTAAAGTTCATCTGGATCTTGTTGGACGAGGCCGTCACCGTCTCGTCACCCGTGAACTGCAGCTGGTCGATCAGGTACTCGTGGCTCTGCTGGGCAAACCGGCGGCGCTCCTCCGTATCCAGGTAGACATAGTCCACGTACAGAGAGGCAGCGACCAGCTGGAGCTGGGAGATCGACGTGACACCATTGCCCAGTGCAGTCACTGCGGTGGGTGCAGACGTAATACCCTTGATGCCACTCACGTTGTCCGCATAGCAGCAGTTGTAGTTCTGCTCGAACTCGACGTTGATGCGCACCTCGTGGTACTGCAGGGCAATCAGCGGGATCGCCATGCCCGGGTTGCGGCAGTACCAGAACTGCAGAGGGATGTACAGCGTCTTCATCGGCGTACCCGCACGAGACATGCAGCTGTTGGTCAGCTCAGACGCCGCGCAGGTCGCATCGAGGGGGATACCCTGAGAGTCCTTCAGCAGCACCAGGTCCGCAGAGTTACCGACCATCTCGTCAAAGCTCACCTGGGTACCCACCGGCTGGGTCAGCTGCGTCCAGATCTGCATCCAGTCACCGTACTGGCGGTCGATACGAGACCCACCGATCTCAATCTCCACCTGCTTGATCAGACGGTGTCCCACATAGTTCAGCCACCGGAAACGGTCACCCGCACCCGTCAGAGAGATCTGAGGCAGCGTCACCTGCACGTACGTACGGTACATCAGATCCGCGTTACGGGAGATCACGGCAGTGACGCGGCGACCAAAGTCCGCCTGGCCGTTGAAGGTCACCTCGATGGCCTCCATGGCAAAGTTCGTGTGGCGCTTGTATAACACCTTCCAGAAGGTAATCTGCGGGTTACCCGAGATATAGATATCCTGGGCACCATACGATACGAGCTGCATTAGACCACCTCCCATTTTGTTGTTATATCCTTAGGCAAGACAAAAAAAAATATACACCCGGCGGCGGTCACCTCGGATTCACTTTGCGGAAAAACACATGCATAAAAAATGTAGACTATATAAATGGACATACTCTTTCTTCCCACCTCCAACGTTCTCATCAATACATTTCTGCGTTCTCTGGTCGTCGTGATCATCTGCCTCGTTCTAGGATATTCCTGGTACACGGCATACTGGGCTGCCGTCGTTCACGACATATTGTCTCTATGGATTGTTCGACCCTACGTGTAACCTAGAGTTTATGCCTAGGTATCCGAAACCGAACTTCCACCGCTCGATCCGCACGTCGTGGTAACTCGACCTCCATCATTCGCCCAAACCGCATACAATCAATCGTTCCACTCCAACATGTTCCGTTCACAATATACTCGTTGAACCGCATTCGCAACTCGGCTATCTCTGCACAGGCCGACGGTATACCCATGTCTCGAATCTCTTTCAGTATACGAATCGTTTCACTGACTCGATCGGATACCGGCTTTTCGGTTGTCATTAGTATATAATGTCGTCTCGCCCGTATCCGGTTCTTCCACCCCCGAAACAGAAAAAACCAATCTGTCCCACTCCGATCCCGACCTCATGTAAACGCGTACAACCTCGTTTCAATAAACGCGAGTTCTGGAGCTGGGGAGCCACTACACCACCCAATTGTGTACCCATTACCGTTCAAGACACGTGCAATTAGATTGGTCTAATACAATGGCATACGCATTCCGGGCAAAAACACGGCTCTGTCCAGTCTTAGAAAACGTATATATTCAGAACCCCCGCGTTTCAACCGGATATGTATGCAATTGTCCACCTATACAGCCTCCGTCACAACCCGGAACTCGCCGCACTGTACGACCTGTCATTATACATGCTCCTGGATAGCCTTCCGATAGCACGATCGACAAAGTGCAGTATACATGTCCGCTCCACCGACCAACACCTGATCCGATACATTCACCGTACGGTGCGAAAACAACCCCGGGGTTCCATCGGCACAGCCCGTACACAATGCCGTGAGCCGCGTTACCTTATCCGCAAGTGGAATACAATCCAGAACCTTCCCAAATGGTCGCCGTTGCGCATCGCCATCGAGCCCAACAACCACCACATTCACACCCAAATTCTCCACAAGTGATCGCACAAACACTAGCAGATCCTCAAAGAACTGCGATTCCTCCACAACCACAACTCGAACACCCTTCGTCACATTGTGAGGCACGTCCATCAAATGTGCCCCGGCATGGAAACATTGGAAACGAACCCCGTCATGCGTCACAACCTCCGGCAACTCCGAATATCGCGTATCGGACGACGGCTTAATCACCAACACTTTGACACCGATAGCCGAGTACCGCTTCACAATCGAATAAATGTAGCTGGACTTTCCACTGAACATAGGGCCGCATACGACTTCTAGAGACATGGTATAGTCTTTCAACTTCAACACTCAACGAAAAATCCGTTTTATTGTTTTTCAACCTACCTACACCCCATCTAATCCTTTCCAAACATCATGCGTGGAGAGATATGCATTGCCTCCAGCTCCTGCATCCACAACTTCACCGCATACGGTATCGTCTTTTTCTCAAACCCTACGTGAGTATCGCAGATCTTACACTCATAGAGCGAATCCACCTCATTCAGGGTTGCCAACGATCCACATCCACGACAGATACCCGTCTCGAACGGATCCGACACATCCATCAGACGCTCTTTTGTAAACACGGAAGCTCCGTGACTCAACATACAGTCACGCTCCATCTCTCCCACCCGAAGACCACCGTCTCGCGCCCGACCCTCACACGGTTGACGTGTCAGAGATACGATTGGCCCTCTCGCCCGACTATGCGATTTGTCGATCACCATGTGCTTCAGTCTCTGATAGAATGTAGACCCCACAAAGATCTCCACTTCCATCATCTCTCCCGTCATACCGTTGTACATGATCTCGTTTCCGTACGGATGAAGCCCCAACTCCGCCATCTGGCGAGACAACTCCTCAATTTTCAGATGAGAATACGGAGTTCCATCGCCCACCGTGCCTTTCCGAGTTCCAATTCGACCGTACAGGGTTTCCAGCAACTGAGCAATCGTCATACGCGACGGTACGGCGTGAGGATTCATAATCAGATCCGGACGCAATCCACTGGACGTGAATGGCATATCGCACTCATCCAGAATCATACCCACAGTACCCTTCTGACCGTGACGAGAACTAAACTTGTCTCCAATACTCGGAAACCGCTCCGATACGATCTTGACCTTCACAAACGGATACCCATCGGAATTCTTGTCCTGCCATACCGAATCCACCCGACACGGTTCCGCACTCTTATGCGTCGTGGACAGATCCTTGTACTGGTATCCGTGCGGGTCATTCCGCAGATTCACAATCTTACCAATCACAACATCATTCTCTTGCAGAATCGCATTGCGCTGTGGAATGCCATTCTCCTGTACAGCATGATACGATGTGTTCTTGTATCCTCGAGTTGCTTCCTGACGAGGTTTCGCAAACCGTTCCTCACGACCCGACGCCACATTCCGATGCTCTTCGTCCTTGTAGACGGAATAGTACAATCCCCTCATAAACCCTCGCTTGAGAGAATTACGGTTCATGATGATCGAATCCTCCTGATTGTACCCCGAATAACACGCAATGGCAACAATCGCATTCTCACCGAACGGCATCTTTGGCATCCCAAGGATCCGCGTGATCCTCGTCTCGACGAGAGGTCGCTGTGGCGAACACAGAATGTACGCATTCTTGTCGAGTCGCTTGGTATAGTTGGATGCATACAGGGACATGGCCTGTTTCCCCATTGCCGACTGATATGTGTTCCGAGGAGACTGGTTGTGATCCGACAACGGAATCGTGGCCGCCATATGACCGAGAATCATCTGAGGATGAATCTCACAATGCGTGTGTGACATGTTGATATCCTCCGGCATCATCGCAATCTTGAGAACATCCGATTCCGACGGATCAATGTACTCGACACAGGATGCAACCCACTCTCCCCAGACGGTTCGATTCGCAGGAGGAGGGAGAAGTGCACCATTCTCCACTCGAAACACCGGTCGTACCAGTCTCCCTGCGTCGGTCTCGATCATGATATGATTGTTCAAGACATTCCACGCAATAGAAATGTGTGGATGAATCTGTCCGGATGTCTTGGACTTGCGTAGGATCGAATGCACCTCGACAGGACTATCCGTATGTGCCACAATCACCCCATTCACTGTAATTGCAACATTCCCGGTGGATGACACGTTGCGTACCCACTGAACAGACGGAATCGTCTTGAGAACATTGGTCACTACAAAGGATGGGACGTGGGATGAGATAGTCGTCATCAAACTCATCGTCTTGACAATTCCAACCGAATGTCCCTCCGGTGTCTCCACGGGGCACACAAATCCCCACGACGTGCCATGCAATTTGCGAGGAGCCAAGAGCTTTCCAGATTTCTCGACAGGGGTCTGAATTCGGCGGACATGTGACAACGTTGCACAGTACGACAGTCGATTGAGTACCTGAGAGACACCCGACTTGGTGGCATTGGAAAGTGCCGTCGAATTTGACGTACCAAGACCCTGAACCGTAAAGTTACCTGTAGCCAAGGCCTGTTTCATCTTTCCTTCGATGGAGGAAACCTTGAGGATCTTGTACAGATTGGAAATCGACAATGCTTCCAATGGCTTTCCCATTCTCTTCCAATTGTCATTGTTGATTTCGTGAACAAGTTTGCTCCGAATATCCTTGCACACCTTCTGAAACAACTGACGGAAGAGATGCGTGAGCAAGGCTCCGGTGGTGACAACTCGTTTGTTGGGATATGCATCCCGATCATCGAGTTTCCGACCTCCCCGAGCAGTCAAGATCAGTTTCTTCACCATGGAGACCAGAATGATGACCTTTCGAGCAATCATGACGTCCGTTGTAAGAGTTTCGGTCGCCAGATTGACGTGGGGCAAGAACTCGGAAAGCAAGAGTCCACGAATATGTCCATGCTTATCCTCCGATGTGGAAGGATACTGTAGATGATGAGTCAGGTACTCGATGGCACTTTCCTGAGTAAAGATGTTCATCTCGGCAACCTCTTTGAAGGAGGCGGCCAGGTACTCGGATGTGGAATCATCTTGGATAAGATTGTAAATCTCCTCGTCGGTCGTCAGGCCGAGTGCCCGAAAGAAGACCATGAGAGGAATATCCTCACGAAAGCGAGGAATGCAAATCAACAGCGGGTATCCGAGACCATTGAATTTACTCGAGATCCGGATCTCCACCTTCTTGGGAGGCATGGTGAACGATTCGTGAAGGGATTTCATCTCCACGGAATGCGAGTACTTGGATGATGTCTTTTTGTTGAAGAATACCATGCTTCGGTTGTCGGCAACCTTTTCTTGGGCGAGGATCACTCGTTCCGATCCGTGGACGATAAAGTATCCGAACGGATCTCCGGTACACTCACCAAGCTCCGAGATAGGAACGCTAAAATCCTTCAGTACACAGAGAGACGATCCCAGCATAACGGGAATACGACCCATCGAAATACCTTCGAATGTTTTACTGCTCTCTGTAAACTCTGAGAGAGTTGCGCCACGGTATTCGCGAACGGTAAAGGTGATATCCACAAACATCTGCGCCGCGTATGTGAAATTCCGCACCCGCGCCTCGTAAGGAAGCATCTGCTTGATACGGCCAGTCGCTTCCTGGATGCGCGGTTTCAGATACGAGACGTTGTCAAACGAGAGTCGGAATTCGTACTTGTATTTCTTGGTTGCTTCGTCCTGTTCGTGCCACACCACGATGGGCGCGGTGGATCGGAGTACCAACGGAATCTTATTGTATAGAAAATCCTCGAACGGTTCCACTTGACCCTCTGCGAAACGGTACACACCATTCTTGAAGAACGTTTCGATTGCTTCGTTGCACATCGTCATCGTGTGTCTATGGTATAGACTGCACCTCGTAAATTAGAATATCCATTTTGAATAAGAATGGTTCCCGAACCTGCCCGAGCCAAAGATGTTGTCGTCAATATTACGAAATTAGGAGAGGGAGGAGACCCTTACTTCCCCCAAGGAGGTGGGGGTCATGGTGAAATTCGCGGTGGGTACAGTATTGGTCCCGATACCCCTACCTACGGAATGCCATCTGGCCCAGGGTTTCCTCCCGGTGACAAAGCCGGAGGACGTCGTCGAGTCCATCGTCGGAAAATGAAAACGTTCCCCCGAGGTATCCTTCGTAAAACTCATAAAATTGTCCCGTCTCGGAACCCGACTCGATCCCCGGCAACTCGCAAACGATCAGTAGTTCTCCTCAGTGAAAAGAAACTCAACGAAGCTCGGAAAACTGCCAAACATCGCGCGGCCAAGACCCCGATCGCCACCATTCGTTCGAAATTAATGGAAAAGAAAATCCTATCGGGGGACAAGAAAGACATTCCACCCACGGTGTTACGAAAACTGTATTCCGATGCGGTGAGTGCCGGATTAATTAATTGATCTGGCTAAATAATGACCAAAATATGGGGGCCACTCGGGTGGGCAACCCTTCATTCTGTCGCTGCGTTATATCCCGACTCCCCGAGTGAGCTCGAGAAAGCGCTTCTTGTTCGATGGATCAGCGCATTTGCAAAAACCATCGTATGCGAAAAATGTCAAGGCCATTTTGAAGCATTTCTTCGAAGCTATACTCAACCGTGGTCGACATCTCGTCGAGAGTTTTCACTGTTTGTTTTACGTGCCCACAATGCAGTCAATGCTCGAAATGGACAAAAAATACTCACCGTCTCGGAAGCGTTCGCAGCTCTTCGTATCCATGTCGCAGAAGACAAAGCCGCTCTTCAACGCCAAAGCTATATCCTGTACATTCGGAATGATTGGAATCGCAACACAACCCTCGGTGGCATTACCGCAGCTCGATATATTCACGAAATGGTGGCCACGGAAACCAGCTACTGGTCGACACGAACATATACGTGGGACGACGTCGAAGCTCTGTTGACCGATGTTTCTATTCTTCCACCTACCAAACCGACTCCGAAACGTTCTGCGCCGATTATACGGATGCCGACCAATACCGTCACCTACACGCATCGAAATGTCACCTCCGGAACACCTCGATTTTCGTTTCTGTCCCGCTAGGACTCCAAGGCAGCGAAATCCTTGGTTTCGATTCCCACGCATAACGACGCATCCAAGGAAAACGCATGTCTGTCTCCTCATTATACATTTCATTGGGATACAGTACCCGTTTCTTGGTTGTGCGCAACGATGTCATTGGCAATATAAACTGTAACTGCTGAACAACCCCAAACGTCGGTGGATCCGTATTGAATGTGGGTTCATGATACACAGACAATTGAGACACCAATGGAGCATCCGGATACGGATAGTGCCACGTCCAATCGGGAACTTCATTCGTAGTGAAATAACGAACCGTCCAGATATACGTTTTCCAGAACGCCGCCACAACCGGTTGAATATCGACAACCCCGTCCAGTACATGCTCATTGTATCGCTGTTCAAGATATGCACCATCCGAGGACACGATACTTTTTTCAGAACGTTTATCTCGCTCCAGAACCTTGGACATCAACAGTGGAGTTTCAAACTGTTTTGCATACGTTACAAATCGCATGACTCCTCGTGACGTGGACATATCGGGCTGTCCACACTTGGAATACATCTCGAGTGCGCGTTCGTGACCACCTTCACGCAACGAAAACATACCCAACATTGGCATGAAATCATTTCCAAAACATAGTATACACAACCGAATATACTGTTCCACCGGAATATCGAGTACATCGGATAGACCCCACACGGACAATGTCGAATATCCAGGTGTATCTGTTTTCGGTTGAAATACCGTCGTCTCTCGCAATAACGTGAATGAATACGGCTTGGATAGATGCATCTGAGATAAACAAAGAAGAATCAAATCAGCATCCAGACCATATACACAAATAGATCGTCGAGATGCAGGTTCCACAGTCTTGAGCCAATGTAACAATTTGTGTTCTCCTTCGCCGGGCTCGTCCGTGGACGATAGGATCACCTGCGGAAAGGTCTCCCGAATCACACGACTCAATTCCTTCATGAACGGAGTCTCCGGGGATATTTGGTGTCTATCAAACACCGATGGCGTCTCGGAGATGCGAAAACGCCGGTACCGTTGCTGTACCATTTTGGCGTACGGTACCAGACCGTCCATGGCAATATACACACACTTGGTTGCAGAACATACCTCCGTGAGCAGAGTGCGCAGGGCGTCCACAATACTTTGAATTGGAGTTTCATCCTTCATATACGTGTGAATCAAACAATTGAAATCGATAGCCAGAATATCCGGAGTCAGTACACCCTTCACCGACGTAACCAAATTGCGATGTTTTCGAATCAGGGACGCGAAATAGTATGGAATGCCCATATAGAATAGTGACAATTACTGTGAAAGAGATTTTAGTACGAATGAATAATGATGACCTTTGTCTATATTGTCGCTGGACTCCTTTTGGCTTGGATTGTGTGGAACACCTTTGCGTCCAGTGGATGCACCAAAGGAAAGAACCAGGAAAAATTCTGTCCTTGTCAGGGTAAGTCGTCGTCTCCGGTGTGGAGACCGCTTTCGTAACCCTAATATATGCTCAATGTTTTTGCTGAAGGATCCGAAGTCTCCGGAGACCAACGTGGCATCCACGTATAGGGAACCAATTGCCCCGGAAAGTGAGCACTGTATAGCGTTTTGTAGTACAATGCTTCATCCTTGATCGTTTTCCACGGGACATTGCTCGACATTCCATCCGAAAACGCTTCCTTCTTTCGGTAGAGAATCTCATCGGGCAGATACCCCACAAACGCGTCTCTCAATATCTTTTTCTCTATTCCGGTGCGTCGAAGTTCCGTAGAAATACCCAACCATGTGGCGACAAACTGCTTGTCCAGATACGGTGATCTCGGCTCGAGACCATGCGCAGAAATGCATCGATCACTTCGCAATCCGTCAAAATAACATATATCCGTCAACAGACGGCGACACTCGTCTTCAAATGCGTAGTCCGACGGAGCACGTTGAAAATATCGATACCCACCTCCCACTTCATCGGACCCATCTCCGTTGAACACCACCTTGATATCCGTATTCTCACGAATATATTTACCAATCAACCAGTTTCCTACCGATGCCCGAACCGTAGTGATGTCGCACGATTCAATATCGTATATCACTGCAGGAATGGCATTCTTGTAATCGTCTTCTGTGATGATCACCTCGTGATGTATCGTTTCCAGGTATGCAGCCACCTCTCGAGCACACTGTAGATCCTTCGAATCTTCGAGACCGATGCTGAACGTATGCAGTGGATACACATGACGTGCAAGTATACTCACAATCAAACTACTGTCAAGACCTCCCGACAGAAGCGCTCCAATCGGTTTATCGGACAGTAGACGCTTTCCCACCGACTTGGTCAACGCACTCCACAGAGCATGGGTCGCATTCATATGTACATCCAAGAACAGCTGTTTCATAATAGGAATTGTATGATATTCGGTCACCAACTTGTTGACCATCCACGTACCCGGTCGAAACTGTTCTGCAGCACAAAGTGTTGGTGGAATCGCCTTGGCCACCGATGCAAAAATCTCATACTGAGCATGAAACAGCGGTCGTACACCATACGGATCTCGCATTGCATACAATCGATCCGTGCGCTGATCATAGATACACATGGCAAATACTCCATCCAGTACACGACAAAATTCCGTGACTCCCGATGTCTTTCGAAACAATTCAGGCAAAATACTGCAATCCGATCCTCCCTCTGGAATAACAATATCGTAGTGTTTGGCCAGTTCCTTGTAATTATAGATTTCACCGTTACAGACAATCGCCACCTCGTTGGATATCACGGGTTGCATACCCTGCGACCCGTTAATCGATAGATGAGTAAACCCCAGAACTCCATTTCGAAAGACCTGCACATTCTGACCATCCGGGCCGCGCGACACCAAACGGCATAGATGGAGTTTCGCATCTATATCCTTCAGAACCGACGCCCAGATTCCACACATGTTGTGTATATACTCAATCTTCGTAAAACGAATACAGATGTGACCGTACACGACGAAAACATCAGAATGCTGAGTGTAGGTATCTTGTACGTTACGTCCAAGACCGTGTATGGATTCACATCCCGAGGAAATCCGCTATACCTCTTTGTACCGCTGAACCCCGACGATGCGTCCATGATGATTGGATCGTCTGTCAGTGATCGTTCGACCAATCTTCTGATCGTTGCCGAAATGATAGACACCAAGAATCGAATTCCGCGCGGTGTCATCATGCGAAACCTCGGCCCATGTGGAAACAAAAAAGCCGAACAAGAGGCACTGTTGTGGAGATACTGTTCTACTCGATGGATTCCGCACACCATCCTTGAACCTCGCAAAAACCCACTTCGGAAACGTCTCGATGTTCCTACCGTGAATATCGATCCAGACGGATGTGTCGACATTGATGATTGTATCTCCATCTGGAACGACGGAAATGTCATCCATGTCGCAATCACTATTGCCGATGTTCACGCATGGATTCTAGAAAATCCTCATCTCATCGAGAGTGCATCCACAATCGGTCAAACATACTATGCGGACGGCAAAGTTGTTCATCCGATGCTTCCTCGCGAGTTGTCCGAGGATCAGTGCTCACTGATTCCCGGTAAAGAACGTCTTGGATACGCTCTATTGGCAAAGTGGAACGGAGTCGCTCTCTACGAGACATCCTTTGCTCCCGTAACCATTCTCAACAAAAAGTCCTATACCTACGATACGATTTGTGGAGCCACCGATTTCCCAGTCGATACTCTACGAGATATAGCATCCTCTCTGGCGGGGAAACCCGAGAACGATCCTCACAAATGGATTGAACATCTCATGATCTTCTACAATGTTCAGGCAGCGAATCAACTCAAACATGCCGTGGTGAATCGAGGTATCTACCGAGGTCACGCAGCTCCGGATGTGGATAGGCTCGAACAGTACAAACTGTTTGGTGCCGATGTAGAAAAACTTGCGTACTCGGCAGCCATCTATTCCGATACACCGATTCCACACTGGGGGCTGGGTCTCGATGCATACTGTCATGCAACCTCTCCTATTCGGCGGTGGGCCGATATCGTGAATCAGGGAGCGCTCAAGGGACATCCTGTCACCTTTGATTGTGGAGTTCTCAACAAGGCATTCACTCACAGCAAAAAATACGAGAGAGATATATTCTTTCTCGAGGCGCTGATGAACGATCCAGTTCCCTTGGTTGGACGGGTTCTCGATTCGACAGGCCTTCGTTCTCGGGTCTGGGTTCCTCAGTGGAAACGTATCATCACCGTTCGGTCGATCTTTCCGGAAGGAACACAGTTGAGTATCCAGTACTTCTTAAACATGGCCGAACCCACCTGGAAACGGCGCATCATCTTTCGATGTGAAGATATAGGCTATCCGGAACCACCACACCCTTGACAATCTGAGGTCGTATGTCACGCAAGAGTTCCAGTTGCTCGAGATCGCTCGTCATAGTCGCCAGAATGATCCATTCGTCCACAATATTTGCAATTTTTAGCATAGCTCGAACAAAGTTTCCAAGGTAGATTCCATAGTCTTGACAGATCACCACTGCTTCCTCTCCCTCCATCCAGCGCATCACGACATTCGCCCAATAGTAATCGAGAGTGTACTCGTCAAACGTGGGTGCCGTCTGCTGCAGTGTTTCGATTGCCCGGTGTGCGTCCATCGACAGACACGTACAATCGGACAATCGAATCTCGTCCGTTTCCTCATTGGCTCCAAACAAGGATAGACATCCCACTAGATTGCTCCTATCCAATCCGTGAAAGATCTTGTTGTGGAATGCAAACGGCGTCAGAATCGGGTGACCTTCGTGTACATTGGCAGCCAAGGCTCCCACGGCTCCACCCAGGTATCCGGCAGCCGTGAGTCGAGTGATCCGGTCTTCGATCGTTCGATAAATGTCGTCAAACTCAAACAGATCTCCTTCGAGCGACACAATCTTGTCCTGAATAGTTTGCCATTCGATAAGGTTTTTCTGAGCAGTGATCCACTTGGGACCGACGTGAAGATTCTTCCATCGCTCGAGCTCTTGTTGAGCCTGGCGACGAGCGGCATTCGTGGTATTCTTGATCCGATCTTCAATCTCCTTCTTTTTTGCAAATTGGTCCAGAATATCCGGCGTCACCGAGAGACTCGTACTCTGTTGAATGAGAGCGTCCAGATCACGACGAACCATCGTTTTCGTTTCTTGCATCTGTTGAAACCAGTACGACTTGTGTAGAACATCCTTCCAATCGAGTTCATGACTGTAGAACGTCTGGATCAGGAACGGATACCCAAACTCCATCCTTGATTTCACACGTTGGTGTCCACCGGTCATCATGAGCATGACGTCTTGACACGTCGATGGTTCACCGTCGGGGAGGTAGAGTACGAATCCTTGGGTATCTTTTCCACGACGTCCCGCTCGTCCTGCCATCTGGATATACTCGTCCGAACGCAACATTCTGCGAGTCAGTCCGTCATGTTTGGTATACGACGTGAATACGACCGTCTTGGTGGGCATGTTGATTCCCACGGAGAATGTCTCGGTCGCAAAGAGCACCTTGAGGAAACCTCGACCAAACAATATCTCCACAATCTCCTTGAGAACGGGTACCAATCCACTGTGATGAAAGGCAATCCCCTTTTCGAGAAGAGACTTGAGATGGAAGTACTGTTCGGATTTTTGGATGTCCGGATACTTGTGTAGATGAAAGTCGAGAATGTGTTGGACCGACGCCGTCTCGGAACTGTCAAGGAGATCGGAGGTCACGGCAGACGCATACTCTTCACATTTGGCTCTCGAAAACACAAAGAACAGTGCCGGAAGGGGCATGGTCTTGATCTCTTCATTCATCATGTGTACAAACGAGTGCTGACGAGTCTCGCGTTTCACAGACGGATCTCCGGCCTCTCGAACGGCGACTCGACGCTGGTGTTCTTTGTGTTTTTTGATGGCGCTCTCTCGGGCGTATAGCCATCGATTGTATGCATCTCGATGAAAGATATCCTTGTCATCCATGACGACCTCGTGTCCAGCCATGTGGACCAGCGGGATCACTCGATACTGAGTGGAAATCAGATGCAGAGGAACATGTTTCACGTCGGCTAACCAGGAGGCAAACTTGGGGGCGTCGGCAATCGTTGCGGACAGTAGAACCAGATGGATCTCGCGAGGCAAGAGCATCAGACACTGTTCCCACACTTTGCCACGTTCCGGGTTGTTGATGTAGTGAACCTCATCAAAGATGATGGCATCCACGTCGAGAAGAGAGAGTTGCACAAAGGTCTCGTTGGCCGTGTCTTTTTTGAACAGCAGGTTGTTCAAGATTTCGGTGGTCATGACGACGACGTCCGCGTGAGGAGCAAACTTGATGTCACCCGTCATGATGCCCACCGAAAGCCCCATCGCTTTCAGATCGTGAAATTTCTGATTGGAGAGAGACTTGATCGGGGTGGTGTAGAAGACTCGTTTCTTCTTGGCCAGAGAGACCCGAATTTGATATTCGCCGACGAGCGTTTTTCCACTTCCCGTCTTGGCAGTGACCAGAACGTTCTCTCCGTTGTTGATGGCTTGGAACGCCCACTTCTGAAAGGGATCCAACGGAAAAGGATACGGGTTCTCAACCTCGGGGGGCGCCGAATGGACGTCAACGATTCGGAGCATCTTGAACAGTGAAAAACATGTAGGTTCATACATATCCGTTTTATATGCACTCTCGTATCCACATCTAGACCCCGACCTCGGGGAGAGCGTCCAGCCAGTCGTTCCACTGCCCTTCGGGGATCGCCAACTCGCGTAGTATCTCCCTGGCCCGAGGGATCTTGTTCGGAAGAGCGTCGGCCGCGAGAGCCGCCATCCGGTTCTGTAGTGTCTCGCCCGTTGGGACCATCGGCTGGACACCGTCAATGTACCCCGACACGATGTTGCAGAGTCGAGACAGATTGCCCTGGAGGCACATCCCGATGTTGTCAGTGAGTTCGTGGGTGATTCGCGCACAGAGCGCGGTCTTTTCCGGGTGAGACGAGATGTAGGCCCAGACCGCGTCCAGCGCTCGAGGATAGGCGTTGGGAATCTCGTAGATCGAAGCCGGTCGAGTATAGAGCTGCACCATCAGGATCGCCGCATCCGCGGGAAGGGTACAATGCTCAAAGACCCCGGCAAGAGTCTTCTGACCCTCCGGAACACGTACTTCCATCAACTTGTTGAAGATGGTCGTAACGTACTCCACGACGGCAGACCGGTGCAGGTTCTGCCTGTCCTGGGTAAAGTCCCGCAGAGGCATCGCCGGGTTCCGTGCAGGAAGACCCGCTGCAGCTCCAGCACCTGCTGCTGCCGGTTGCGCTGCAGCAGCTGCGGGGCGGATGGCCTCCTCGGCGGCGGCAGGGTCGACCGTTCGGAGCATAACCAGAAGGTAACGCTGTCCCATAACGAAGAGCTGACGTACTGCACGGATAATGGTGCCTCTGATCGGCTGCAGCATCACAACGTCGTTCCACAACGCGACCAGGATGGGAGTGACAACATCAACGACGTACGTCGGATCGTACAGCCCGTCCAGACGCAGGTCGTCAATGACGAGGCGCAAATTCCTATCCAGATAGCCTATCCAGTCGTGGAGAAGATTCATCCGACCGCGAAGGTGAACTGGAACTCTAAGCTCAGCCTCCCGACGTACACCGTGGAGTCGGTGGTCTTGGGCAAGTTGTACGTTTCTACGGACGAATGGGCCACGGAACCCCGGTCCGTAGGTCTCGAGAAGCCGAGTCTCTACCGTGGTAACCTTCGTTCGAAGCTGCTGCTCCGTGTAGACGGAGATTTCATGGTATAGAGCGTGAAGACGGTCTCCATAGATCATCTGGTGGTCAAACCAGTTCACCGTATTCATGATACGCTGTCGGAGGCGTTCAAGGTTGGTTTCGGCGAGGTGATCCTTGTGACGACCGCAGTACGGGCTGTCGGCTTTGGCCGCGGCCGTACAGTATTCGTGGTTGGCTTGAACGGCGTTGCAAACGGGCATTTTGCTACGTGGTTGTTTGTTAGTGGTTGTGTTCCGTTTTTGATCGCTTTCTACACTGGATGAGGGTATGTGCGCTTCCCCTCGAGTTTAATCACACTGTCCATCTCTTTGGAATTCTCACCAATCCATTTTGATTGCGTCTTGTCACTTGGTATGGTCTTCTAGACCGGCATCGTCTGGTTCGACGTCTTCGACGTCTTCGGCCTCCTACTGCCAGGAATCTCGGTTCCTTCTCAACTGCCTCCAACCACGCAATCGCAATCTGTCCTTCCAGCTCCTCGTAGAGCTTCTTGTAGAGCTCTGGAGGAAGATATGTGTCGATTTCACGGCGGTATTCGGTTCGTTTGGTTTCGTCACATCCCCGAAACGTATCGACGACACCTTTTAGAACGGTCTTGATGTTATATGTCCCCGTTTCAGGAGGACTATCCTGTAGATGCTGAACTTTCTTACTTTTCATGAGGAGTCGGAGGACAGGTTCCATCGCGCGATGATTGATCCTATACAATTCACGTATCGACAGTTTCGTTCCATACAGTGGATAACTATATTCGGTCATATAGACTTCCGGATTTTCCGTGTCTGCCGATGCCACGAACGCATCCAGTATACCGGTGAATGTCTCGGGTGGAGTGCGTCTAAGATCGTTGACAATCTGAGTACGAATACGATCTTTCCGTGGAGAACGCGCAGATAGAACGTATCTGGCTTCGGTCTCGAGACTCATTCTTATTTTATACACTTTGAATGAATTCCCACTGAAGATAGTCGCATATTTTTTTCCATATCTGGTCGTGAGCAATCAATCGATCACGAGATTTCAACAATGTGAAATGAGCCTTGTATTCGTCGAGTTCTAGCAACTCGAGAAACTTGTAGATAATATACGCATAACTCAAAAAGTTGCGACGATCATCGGGACAGTACAATAAAAACGGCGCCTGAATTTCCTGAAACATGGCTCGAATTTTTTCTTCGATTTCGGCCGTAATGGTTGGTGGAGGGTTTCCGTTCAGCCGAGACAGGATGTGAGTCGCATGTTCATAGTATCGATTTCTCTCGAGTTTCTTCAGAATATCTCGAATATCCTGTTCGACCAGAGATGCAATATTGTCGATACGACGTTTCTTGATTTCACAGATAACCTCGTGAATCACTTCATCCGGAATCTTGGTACTTTCCTTTGCTTGAAACTGATTCAGAATCTCGTTGAGATGATTCATCTTTTTGTACGCATAATTGTTGCGCTCTTTGGGAGGATCTCGGAACCCCGGGGTATCCGAAACAACCAGCGAATATTCTTCCGATCCACATTTTGGACAAACCAGGATTCCTTCGGCGGTGAGTTCTTCACGAGCAATATTACATGCTGCACAATGTTCCGACATTTTCTTGAGGGTTTCTCCAAAATCGGGAGCAACGATTGCACCGTTGGTCATACCCATACGTTGGACATACTCGTTAAAGATTTTTTGTTTGGTCGGACCTTCATTTTCCGTAGGTTGGAATAGCTTATCGAATGTCGTGAGAGCTCCCGTCACCGATGCAACCTTCGGAGCCATCTTTTTATGATTCGTGTAGTAATCGAGCATAATATCGGCATTCTTGAGAAAGTATTGAGTGAGTTCCTTTCCTTCACTCAGATTACATATGCTACGACGATTGGATTCAATCTGTTTCTCGATATTGGATCGTCGTAGAACGTCTTCAAACGCAAACGAATTGGTGGGAATCGACTCCAATTCGACAGTGAGTTCCTTGACCGCTTTTTCCATGTCGTGAATCGATGTGGGATTCATCTTTTTTCGGATGGATTCCACATGGGTTTGATGAAGAGAGTCTAGGGTTCCTTTCGATTTTGCACAACTCGGTCCCGTGTCACGAGTTTTCTTGACTTTGAAAACATCCGACATTTAGTATGTCTAATGCTTTCGTCTGAAAGTATGTTTTCGGGCGTGGTGGCGACGATGTTTCCGCGTCCTGCGTCCACCTGGACGACTATCTGGAGGTTTAACTGGAAGAGTTGGAGCACTGGATAACGTGTAACTACTTGCTGGAAGGCGGGTGTGTGTTGTTGTATGGATAACCGGAGGCTCGAGAACGGGCATATCCTCTATTGTCAGAGGACCCTGTGTTTCCAGCGCAACCTTGATCGATCTATTGATCACTCTACTCACACGGGGATCGTAGACGAGTCCATCGACGAGTCTACCAAATCCCTCCGGTGTCACTGCCTCGGATGCCACCGCTGCAACACCTTTTGCCGCCGGAACGAGAGCTTTAGTATACACCATGTGCATACCCCACACCGAAGCCGCCCCAAGGAAAAAAGCACCACCCAGCTTCGCGGCGCCGAGGCCAATCGACGTAAGGTTGGTACCTAAGGTAATCATTTCCGATGTACTGAACGCTTCCGGAATGAAGGATTGAATACCTTCCAATAACGCAAGTGTCACAGCCGTGATCTTTGAATTATCAGTTGCCAGATCTCGTAGTGCCATAGTACCCACACCCGCTACCAGAATTCTGTTGACCGCCGTGATGAAGTTCATCCTCTTATCGTCATCAGTTAACGTGTCATTCAATTTTGTTTTGATTTTGTCAATAGCTCCGGAAACATTTTCCGCGGCCTGTTTGAATGGAGCGGCCGCGAGACCGCATAGTGCACCAACAATATCTCCGAATACCCCGCCACCTCGGCGATGAGACCGCCGACGAGAATGTCTCCGTCGTCCACCCGCCACGCCCACCTCCTTAAACTTCGGCCCAAAATGCGCCAAAACCGCCTCCAGCTCTGCCTTTCCTTTCTCGCTGCATGTGAGTCCTTCTGTGGATGCGGCCATTTATTACTTCGATATACAATTTCGCAGAAGGATTGCAAGGATCAGGCAAGACGCGACTCCCCACAACACATATTCAGTCGAGTCTCCCGACCCTTGACCTCCTCGATACGGAGAGGTACGCGGCGGAGCCATCGCAAATCCTTCTTTCGTGGAGGAAGCTGCCGCGACTTCCGATGCTTCAAGACTCGCACGATTTGCCGCGTCTATGCTACATTGCGTCACATTCTCTTCCAGTTCGGGGGTCAGAAATTTGGTGACATTTCCTTGAGAATTTCCTTGGGCGTCCGTGACGGGGCATGAATATGCGTCACACGGTGGAACCCCGTCCATCCATAGACTATTCATGAGTGGTAGAGGACTCATGGCCGCGATATCGCCAAACATACCCGGAATGAGACCCTCTAGATCTCCACCAATTGCATTTCGTAAGGATTCCGGTAGTGCATCTCCACCTCCTAATCGGTTGTCGATATATGACCACCGAGGAACTACACCGCCTCCCGGGGCTTTACACATGCCTCCGGTTTCTACAAATTGGGTGTTTCCTAAGAGTGGTCCGGTCACTAATTGACTCACATAATTGCCAACGGCTCCGGCATTCGTCACTAATTGTCCGAGATCGCCGCTCTCTCCGACGCCCTGTTGTTCCGGCGTCTGGATATTGGCAGTGTAATCAAAGCTCGGTCCGGTCACTCGATCGGCAACATCCGATGCACCCGCGGTAAGACCTCCCCACAAGCTGTTGCTACTTAGCTGGGACATATTGTGATTATACACGCTTTTTTACAAAGTCGTAAACTTGCCGTTTGAAGTGAGGATTCTGGAGTGCACATGGTCGGACACTGACGATCCGGTTGACAATTGCGCTGAGCGGAACACCAAAGGTTCGGCTCACATAGCCAACGGCAAGGGTTACGGATCGGTTCACTCCTGCCTGACAGTGGACAAAGACTGTACGACATGTTGGATCCTTCAGAAAGGTATCCATCGCATCCTTAAAGGCTGGATACCAGCGTTGAAAGATATTCACATTGCCGTCGATAGCGTCAATGGTTCTATATCGGGCAGGACCCATGAGATTACGAATGGCGGGGGGACATGCTTCTTCGGATGCACAATTGACGATATGGGTAATACCGTACCGGTCTAGAAACGACCGACTCAGTGTTTCGCCCGAACCGACCAGAATTCGTGGAAATAGAAACACGGGTGGATCCCCTAGATATCCTCGACTTCGAAACCGTGCGGAATCCAATAAATGAACGAAACTGGAGAAGGTGAGATCCGCCATATTTAATACAGATCTATTCTTTGTAAAACAGATTCTGCAAAGTGAAGAGACGTTTGTTGACCAAGAATGCCAATGACGTTTCGACCGATGTTGGCGGCGACTGCAGATATGTCGAAACTCACGTATCCGGTGTTGTGTACGCCCAAGCTGGATGGGATTCGGTGTATCATTCGGTCCGGGGTTGCCTGTTCACGAACTCTGAAACCGATACCCAATAAGCACATCCAGCGACTTTTGAGTGAATGTCCAGACGATTTGGACGGGGAGTTGATAGTTCCCGGAAAAACGTTCAACGAGATCCAGTCGCTTGTCATGAAGGAATCCGGGCATCCGGATATCGAGTACCACGTCTTTGATATCGTGGAGGACGATGTACCGTATGTCGATCGAATGGAAGCGTTGGGTGAGATCGATTTACCGAGTGTGTGTACAAAAATCTTGCCAGTGGAGATCAAGACCGAGGCGTCCCTCACTGCATACGAGAACGAAATGGTGGACGAGGGATATGAGGGAATTATGATTCGAGATCCCGAAGGGCCGTATAAATTTGGACGTTCCACGGTGAAAGAAGGATATCTATTGAAGTGGAAGCGATTCTCCGATGCGGAGGCGGAGATTATAGGTACGGAAGAGTTGCTGCACAATCACAATGAAGCCGAACTGGATGAACGTGGGTTCACGAAGCGATCTCATCATCGGGACGGAAAAGTTGAATCCGGTATGTTGGGTGCATTTCTGGTACGAGATGGTGAGAAGGTGTTTAAGGTGTCGAGTGGATTGACGGCCAAGGAGCGTATCGAGTATTGGGACATACGTGATACGATGATTGGACAGTTGGTGAAATACAAGTATCAGGAAGCTGGAGCAAAGAGTTTGCCACGGTTTCCTGTGTTTCTAGGAATACGTCATCCTGACGATATATAAAAATAAGATCAATATATAATGGTGAGACAGACGGCGGCGGAGATAGCCGATCAAAACAAAGGAAAACGCGGAGTAGTAAACCGGATATTAGATAGCCAGGACGGAGCGACAGCCCTTGCAGCCGAATGGGGTGTAGTTTTGCCGGATATAACGTCTCTTGTACAGTTCCGAGATCATGTGAAAACAAAGTGTGGGGATCTTGGATTGGTTCCAGACACCCCCAATGATGTACATAAAGCGGGTGCAATTATCATCCAAGAAATCACCGTTCGTATGCTTGAAGCATACGCGAACAAACAAGAATTAAAAGATGAAAATGATAAAAGAAAGTATACACAACGTCTTTCGTATTTTTCAAGTGGCGATTTTATTACGAATTTTACCGTCACATTTCCCACAAGAGACGACGGAGATGAAACCGCCGTGGGAAATAGTTATACTCGATGGTTCAACGACCTTTTTAAGGTTGGGTTTAGTGATTGGAGACCTGGGTATTTAAGTAAGTTAAAGGATCCCGCACAGTGTAAAACGGCTATGGGCTTTACTCAAACCACAGACACAGCATACTTTCAAAACGGCAAGAGGCAATGCTATTTGTGTGGATTACCGATGAAGCAAGGAAAAGGTATAGGCACCATACAATGTGAGCATATTTTACCAGTTGTTTCCGCACTTTCTCATTGGTGGCTAATAAAAAGGGCGACCTATACAGACGAAGAATTATTATGGTTACAAATGGAATATGCATGGTCTCATCAATGTTGTAACATGATGAAATCCAATTATGATTTTTTGTGGTATAATCCGAAAGCCGGAAAGTATGATGTAAATAACGTTGTAATCGAATCAGTCTTAGATACTATAAAGAAAGGTAGGCCCAAACTGAAAGACCCCACTAAGTCGACTCCCGGCAAAAAATATGATTGTGGGAAAATTCCCGACCTGGGTAAAATTGTTATTGACGCAAGAAAACAAGATATCGCCGAAAACAAGATACAACCTATTGTAAACGTAGTCAACCGCAATGTAGATAAACTAGGAGGCTATCAACTCTATTTGTTGTTTATTAAGTTTAAAGTGTTATCGGCAATGACATCAGAAGACTTTCTGACCGCATTAATGGGTGAGGGAGAAGGGGTGGTTATTACGAACAAAGCGAAAACAGAAAAAAAAGAGGCGGAGGCAGCGGCGGAGGCCGTCAAGGCGGCGGCTGCTGCTGCTGCAGCGGAGGCTAAGGAACAACAAATTCAAGCTACCTTAAACAAAGCGATAACAAATGGAGCGAAAATAACGAGGAGGATGGCCGCAGCAACATCACCACCACCACCAACATCAACATCACCACCACCACCAACATCAACACCAACACCAACATCAACACCAATGGTAACGACCGGAGGTATGACGGGAGGTGATCCACTTGAAGAATCTGGATTGCATATTTCAGAAAATTACGACATTGTAAATCAAATTGCAACCAACCTAGACGCAGCCGCTGAAACCCCGACCAAGGTACTCGGTGACCTACCTGTACCACCTGTACCACCTGTACCATACGATCCCATGACTGATCCATTAGAGGAAGAGCCTGATTTATGGAATTTCCCCCCGACGTTTCTGAAGTATATACAGGAGCGTCTACCTAAATTCGACACGTTAAACGATAAAGAAAAAGAATATCTCAAAGAACTAAAACTACCCGTTCCTAGATCCAAGGAAGATAAGGCACTCATTCAATGGTTACCATATGTACTATTTCATTGGGATAAAACCGATGCCGAAAACAAAGATGACATTGACAAGGCGGTAGCTAGTATTCTCGAAATTGAAGGGACTCTACAGTTGGAAGAAGCGGAAAAAGCGGTACAGGCAGCTGAGACGGCAGTGGGCACCCCTGCAGCAGCGATGGAGGAGGACGCCGCTTCTGGCTTCGGTCCCACTTCTGTAGCGACGGGTGCGCAACCCGGGACTCAAGGACCAGCGACAATGAGCGTGGTCGAACCCACACCAGCCGCATTGCCGCCCGGCGCCGCCGCTTCTGGCTTCGGTTCCAGTTCCAGTTCTTCTTCTGTAGCGAGTATGAGCGAGTCGGCGATGGGTGCACAAACCGGGACTCCAGCCGCATCGCCGCCCGGCGCCGCCGCTTCTGTAGCGAGTATGAGCGAGTCGGCGATGGGTGCACAATCCGGGACACCAGCCGCATTGCCGAGCAGAACAGAGAGCGGGTACAACACCGAAGACTTTGTGGATCCGAAGGGTACAGCCGCTGACGCCCCAAGTGTCAGGTATCCCGGGTCTGAGCGCCGCGGCAGAAGCACCAACAGCACCAACAGCAGCGACAAAAGCGACCGCAGCCGCGGCAAAAGCGACAGCCGCGGCAAAAGCGACAGCCGCGGCAAAAGCGACCGCAGCCGCAGCCGCAGCTGGGCCCCCGACCCCGCCGCCCCCTCCGCGGCACAGGACCGGGATCGCAGCCTCCTCGGGTTGGGGCCAGGTTACGTGCAGGAACGTGGCCGCCGCCCCAGGTTGGGTGGAGGTCGTCGCACTCGGAAACCAAAGCCTCGCATTCGAAAACCAAAGCGTCACACTCGGAAACTAAAGCGTCGATCTCGGAAACTAAAGAAACGGCTATGATCATTAGATGAGTGGCTGGAGTAGCATCTGCAGAATATAGATAACGACCACACCCATACCGCCCAAAAATGCCGCACCGTACAGAGACACTACACCCGATCCACTATATGCGTGAGGGATATACCGCAATAACAATGACTGTACTGGCGTTAAAGACAGCAACGCCACACCTAGAAATATGCTCACATACGTAAGTATATTTTTCAGGACACCTTTTACGACGGGTACCGGGAGTACATTCGGAACGGGGGGCGGGGGAGAATACGTCTGCGTCCCCGGGGTCATAACCGGTGTGTACGTGGTCGCCGATGGCAGAGGAGGAGCTGTCTGCGGCGTCCCTCCATTCATCAAGGCATCTAAAGGAGTGCTGTCCATTTTTATGTTACTCGTTGAAATTACATTGAAGGTTCCGACGCGTCTGTGACCCGGAACCGATAACATTTACCGTCTATCTTGGTCACCGCCTGGGTAAGCTCTTCCATATCCACCGCCGGGATCACAAACTCTTTTCGAACTCGATGAAACATCAGAACCGCTACCCCCAACCCAATCACAAAGGAAAATAAGATATTTGCATTCGGATTCTTCAGTATCTCTCGAATCATTTGTGTATCATCGACATCAGATTTAAAGAATCTACCTCGGCAGTACAAGGTACCTCGATAGACCGAATCTGAAAGAACCCATTCTCCACAGCAGGATTCTTAAATATCTGATGAGGACGTGACGGGTCCGGCATCCGACGAGTATTCATAGTGGGAGGAACAAAGACACAACACACAAGAACACCCGCCAAAAATCCGGCAAAGACATACAGTGGGTTAAACATTATCACTTCGGTTCAAATTGTTTTCGGACACGTCGTCGCAGCTTTCGAGTTCCACCCGATTTCCGTGCTGTCCGTGCTTTCCGTGTGTTTCGTCCTTTTTTCACTTCATCTTTTGCTTTTTTAGTTTGTTTCGGATTTTTGTCTCCACGAACGACACCCGCATTCGATGCAATCTCTTCCGGACTTAGGGGTTTTGCCTTGTTTACTTTTCTCGGCTTTGGAAGTACAGGCACCGGTCTAGGTCCCTGTGCAGGTCCCGATCCCGATCCCGATCTAGGTCCCGGTGCAGATGCAGATGCAGATGCGGATGCAGGTTCAGGTCTAGGTCCCGATCCCGATCCCGGTGCAGGTCCCGGTGCAGATGCAGATGCAGATGCAGATGCAGATGCAGATGCAGATGCAGGATATAAGGACTCAACAATATTTTTGGCATCTGTCTTGGGTAGACTGTATTGGTCATCACCAATGCGTAGCGCTTCGTAGTGAACATGTGGAATATCTGCATACATCATGTAATACGGTGTATTCTCGGCAGACTCCTCTGCATCATTCATTAAACTTGTCGAAGTTGTCGCAAACACTATACCCCGAATATTGAAGAGCTTACAGAGCAACCCGATATCGGCATCGATTAAAAAGTATATTTGACCCGGTCCCGATGAACTATTCACCGTTTTTTTGATGTTGTTGATGTCGTTGATGAGTTTGTTGATGGGGTTGTTGATGGGGTTGTTGAGGTCCGGGTCTGGTCCTGAAGGAAAACGTTTCGAAAGCATCTCCGGCAACAGAACACGTCGTGCATACTTCACAAACTGTTTTTTGTGATCTTTCGTGAGGAGGGGATCTTCCTTGAGGAGGCGAAACTTGGGACTGACTGCGATAAACAATGCGTGAACACCACAATCTCCATCGTCGACCGTTTTCATTCGATGTATCCTCTTCTCAGCAAATATCCGTATGAGGACAGCATCCGTCATCGGTGGATTATCTACAGTTGGAAGTACTTCGTTATCACCAGGATAAAGTGCACCCACCAATGCATCTAGATTGGCGATCGTCGGATTATTGACAAGTGTGTCCTTCAGAGTTTTGATTTCATGAGAGCCATCGATTAAGGTTTTGACTTCTCTATCTGGATCTATAGTAGGCAGTTCAAAACCTGGCTCACCGCTCGACGGTCGAGTCGATGTGCTCGAAGATAGAGTTCGTTCAACCTTCTCTAGCTTAGCTGCTGCGATGGCTATTGCCTTTGCCGCCTTTGGGTTGGCACTCCCTTCGGATTCTCGCACAGCCCGAAATCGTTCTCGGAGTCTTTCAAAGAAAGACCGTATCGTGGCTGCCCATGAAGCAGCCCCCGGAGGTACGTTTGACCCTTGTGCTTGTGCTGGTGCTGGTGCTGCTGCTGCTGCTGCTGCTGCTGCTGCTGGTGCTGCTTCTGCCGCGGCTCTGGCGGCCCTTGCAGAAAACGCTGCCGATAAAGCAAACCCCCGATTTACGTTTGACCCTGGTGCTGGTTCTACTGCTGGTACTGCTGCTGGTACTGCTGCTGGTACTGCTGGTTCTACTGCTGGTACTACTGCTGGTACTGCTGCTGGTACTGCTGGTACTACTGCTGGTACTGCTGCTGGTACTGCTGGTTCTACTGCTGGTACTGCTGCTGGTACTGCTGCTGGTACTGCTGCTGTTTCTACTGCTGTTTCTACTGCTGGTACTACTGCTGGTACTGCTGCTGGTACTGCTGCTGGTACTGCTGCTGGTTCTGCTGCTGCTACTGCTGTT